CTGGCCGGCACCCTGTCATATCGCCCGCGGTCGGCAAGCGAGATGGGATCGCACAGCCCCATCCAAATTCGTGCCTTGGTGGATGCCGTCTGCGTCTATGGCGCCGACCTGACCGAGCTGGCCCGCGCCTGTGGCTGGTACGTGGTCAGGGGCAAGGTGAAGGTCGTTCCCAAGCAGCAGACCCAGAAGATCAAGGCGGCGCTGTCTGGGGCGCTGGATGCCATGGGCGAGGCTTGGATCGACGAGGGCGTGGATGTGCCGCGTTGGGTTGGGACGGTGGAGGTGTCGTCATGAATCGCAAGTTTGGCCCAAGGCGGGGTGGGATTCGTGGTCGACTGGAAATAACCTCGCCGAATAAGGAATCGTTTCAAAGGAAGATTGTTTTGGCTTGGCCTGTTCCGAAGAACTCAAAAAAACGCGTGAAGAAAGCGGGAAAGACAATCGCTGATGTTGGAAGTCGCGGAATGATCCGGTGGGGCATGAATGTATCCAGTGAAGATTTTCAGGTGGTCGAAAATTGGCGTGCATCTCACGGTGCGGTTCTAAACACTGCTCAGGCTTGGTTGCGTCGTTTGGAAAAAGTGGACCTTCCAGTCGTGGGGCAGCGCCTAAAACGGCTCGACACAATCGTAGACAAGCTTGCAACGGGTCGCGCGATTGATCTTTCTACAATGCATGACATCGCGGGCGTTCGGGCTATTTTCAGGAAAGAAGATGATCTGCTTGCATTCCGAGAGAAGATGGATGCTTCACGAGCTAGACATTCAAGAATGCACGAACCAGAAAAGTTTGATTATATTTCGCGCCCCAAGCCGACAGGGTATCGAGGCATCCATGACGTCTACAAGAGAGAAGTTGCTGCGCTCAGTGGGGTGCCATGGAATGGACTGAAATTTGAGGTTCAACTCAGAACCTTTGTCCAGCATGCTTGGGCGACGGCAGTGGAAATCTACGACAGTACCCAGCTCTCTCGGTTCAAGTTTACTAGCTCTTCTGATCCTGCCTATGAACAGTTCGTGATCATCAGTGAGATCTTTTCTAGAGTTCATGAGGATCAAAATGGATGTCTTACTGACATGAGCGACAACCAACTTCTTGATCGTTACCTCGAGCTAGAGAGCAAGTCCGGTCTGCTCGAGATGTTTCGAGGGCTAAAAATTGCGGCCGAGTATAATGGCTTGGAGAAAAACACCATACTACAGCGACAATCTGACGGGCTATTTGTGCATAGTTTCCCGAACTTTCGCGAAGCGATCGAAGCAATTTCAGACATTGAAGGTCGTCCTGAGACCATAAATGCTGTGTTGGTTGGTTCCAGTATGCCGCAAGATATTCGGTCTGCATTTCAGAACTATTTCGACGATACAAAGGACTTTGTTACGCTTCTGGATGACGCTTTGGATCGGCTTTCATCGAGTTCTCAAGAAGAGACCTTTTGGTAATGAAAGCTGAACGCCTCCCCGACGGCCAAATCAAGCTGACCGGCAACGCGTGGTCAGATGTTTTCCCCGCCGACCGTCTTCAAGGCTGGATCAAGTGGTATGACCAGATGCACACTGATTATGGGCATGAAAGCTACAGAGAAACTGCTGACGTGCTGCGGGCGGTATGACCGGTCTTAAGCCCGGCGGCACCCTCCTAGCTGTCATTGCCAAGAACCACATTTTCATTGAGTGCCAATGCGGTCACACGATTTCTCGAAAATCTCTTTTTGTTGACCGCCAGTTATGGAATACCATCTGAGGGAGAGTTGGTGAGAGCCAACATTTTGAATTTCGAGAGATTGAAGGAAAATCATTTCATGAAAACTAAAGCGGCCGCAGTACTTTGCGCCAGTGTTGCCCTTTCTGGCTGTGTTGCGCAGGAAACCTTCGTCAAAACCAACATGCGCTATTCAGACTTTGAACAGGATCGTGCGACTTGTGAAACGAAAGCAGCCCAGGAGGTTGAGGCCAACCGTAGCCCAGGCGCTGAAATTGTGGTCGCAGTTCTTACCGGTATTTACGCGACCCAAGATGCGAATGCCGAGGCACGGAAGCGGAATTACGAGGCGTGCATGATCTCGAAGGGGTACCAACGGGTTGAATTGCCACCGTGTAAAAACGCAAAAGAGGCGCGGGAAAATGGGATTGGCCCACTGACGGCAAGCAAACGCGTCGTGATCGAAAGCAATTCCTGTGCTGCCAATGACCAATTAGGTCGGATTGTCTTCTACAAGCAGGGAGCTACAGGGGAAGCGGAAAGCTGATCTTGTTAGTTGCAGGAGCTTGTTCCTGCCCCCAACATTGCACCAGCGCGACCAAAGGAGATAAACGACCGATGGTCGCGATCTGAGATGGATTCCTTATGAAAAGCTCAACTCACGCAGTGCTGCTGTTCTGCTGCCTGATGGCTTTACCTGTCGAGGCAATGGCCATTGGAAAATGCGGTTCCGGAAAGCGCGTCACCTGTGTCGTTGACGGGGACACTATCTGGCTGGAGGGAGAGAAGATCCGCCTCATGGGGTTTGATACGCCAGAACCACAGACCAACATCTGTGGAGGCAACCGTGAGAAGTGGCTGGCAAACAGGGCTTCCCAGAGATTGATGCAGCTGCTTACCGAGAATGCCTTCACGGTCGATCGTGACGGCGCTGACAGATATGGCCGCACCCTGGCCATTATCCGGGTAGATGGTGTGAATGTCGGAGACATCCTGATCAGCGAAGGCTTGGCGCGCCGGTATCCGGATGGCCCAGAATTCTGGTGCAACTAACCGGATCGTAACCCGAGCACGGTATTCTGGCGCCGTTCAGTATGTTCCGTATAGCCCTCCGCAAGGGCTTGCTTGCGGCGCGGTGGCCCGTTTCCGTTTGTGCCATCGCGCTTGCAGCCTGTCGTTGAAGCACAGAAATCAAGTGCTCGTAGCCCCGGACACCTTTTTTTTAGGCCGCCCTACCTGATAGCGAGGCAAGCGTCGTAGTCAGAGGGGAATTGACCATTGGCACGTCTAACTTGTGGGAAGGGTTATGATGAGCATAGATGCGCTCACACGATGCCTCTGTGTGGTTTCGGATCATCACCAAAGCCTGGCGCACTTGCTCAATGCTAGGAGGCTGTCCTTCTTCCAACATGTTGTCGATCGCAAAAGTGATATTTCCCAAAGACAGCGCAACTTGTTGAAGTAGCGTTTCTGTTTTTTGCTCTCGATTGCACATTGCCCGATTCCCCATTTTTGAACGTATGATCATAACTCGGACATACTCATTAACGGGGAGTTAACAGCGCTCTGGGACAATGAAGATGTGCGTCCTTTTGCCTATTGTAGGCTCAGGCAACCTGTTCCGGCTTTGAAGGGAAGGGCACAACGTTGTTCGGCAAACGCCCCACTTCCTCAAGTGCGGCACGAACGATAGCACTCGCTAGAGCGTCCTTGCTTGTTTGTGGTGTGTTCTTCCGTCCAAACTGTTCTTTTTCCTGGAGGAGATCCAGCAACCATTCTCGATTAGTCATCCCAAGTTCCTTCCTAAGTCTGGCGCATCCCAATGCCGTGAGTATCTCAGTCTCCGCTTGGTTAAGGAGTTACTAACACCCCCATGTGGATAACTGATTGCCGTGGGGGTAACCTGTCGCGTGTTCAACATGTTGTGTTTGTCGCGACTAAGCACTCTACAAAAACGTAGTACGCCTGCCTGTGAGTGCGGCGTTTCGCCACTTTTTACCGAATCGTCGGAAATCGTGACGTCAGCCAAGATCTCAAGTGGGTCCAGAGCGACAGTGGTGGCTGAGTTCTGTAAATTCGACCTGGACTGCTCGGCTCGGCAAGTTCTGGAAAGCGGTCGCGTTTTCGCTCTTGATTACTTTTGGGACACTCATACTGAACGCGGAGAGGGAATGAACATTCACAAATCCAACCGGAATGCCTATATAGCGTTACGAGAGGAAAGCGATTCAGTGCCCTATAACGCGAAAACAATAGCCAACTGGTTTGTTGACCGCGCTCACGCGGAGGGGAAGACTCTGTCCATCATGACGCTACTCAAGCTGACCTATATTGCTCATGGGTGGCATTTAGAAGTGCGCAAATCCCCCTTGTTCACAAACAGAATTGAAGCTTGGCAATATGGCCCGGTAATCCCTGAAGTTTACAACGCATTTCGCCCACAAGGGGTCAACGTGGTGCGGACCGTTCCAGTTGTGGATAATCCAATCGCCCCAGACGTTAATCAGCTTTTGGGCGAAATTTGGGGAATCTACGGCCATTTGAGCGGGTTTCAGCTTTCAGAAATAACCCATGAGCCTGGTGGTCCATGGGAAATTGCCACACGAAAGGGCGGCAATTACGCGCGCATTCTTGATAGCGTCATTCAGCAGCACTACGAAGACAAGCGTCGAAAGGCGAACGAGGGGGCAAATGTCTGACGACATCACGCTGCTGCCTTCTGGTCTTGATATTCCTGAAAAGCCGTCAGCGGCTGAGCAAGATGCAGAATACCGCTCACTCGCAGCAGATGCCGCGTGGAAAGAAGCAAGAGTTGCAAGTGAGAACCAGCGGCGCATGCTTCGACAAACCGCCTATGGCTTTGCAGTTGGGGTGGTGGGTTTCATGAGCGTGTACCTCATGGCTATGGTTGCCGTTGTTAGACTGGCAGAAAAGGAAACATTTTCCGGCCAGGCACAGATCGCAATATTCGGTGCCCCCATTGCTGCGATTGCCGTGATCACGATTTTCGTTTTACGAGGGGTCTTTAACGGGTTTGCGGAAAAGGGGTTTGGGCAAGAGGTCGTGCCTGTTATTGAGGCAGGCAGAACTGCGATAGGTAGTTGATCGCCTTAAGCGCTCCTCACAGTCAGCGTTCCCTCCCGGGTGTAGGGGAACAGAGTGAAAGGCGCGCTAAACCAACGGTATTTCCTCGTAGGTATCCGATAAGCGACGAGAATGGCCGCATATGGGGGCCGGACTTTGGACTATTAGATCGTTTACAAGCGAGCCTCAGTTCTGTTCTTGGGGGTGCCGACACGGCCAGTCAGCAAATTTACCCAGGAAAAATTGAAAATGTGTGATGAAAAACAGCACCAAGAGAAAGAGTTTGAATACGCCGCTCAGGAGCATGAAAGGCTGAATGCGTTCGTGGCATATGCCAATCAATCAGCAATTGATAATAGCACCCACACTCTCAAAGCCCTTCTCCTTATCAACGGTGGTGCGGCTGTTGCAATGCTGGGTATGCTTGGTGCAATTGCATCTGGTGAAGCTGAATGGGGCGACGAATTGCGGCCTTTTCTTGAAGGTCTCATTATGTTTGCCTTGGGCGTTGCCGCAGCCACATTGTCATCGGGGATGTCCTATATCGTGATGTATTTGCAGGCGGTTCATGCTGACAGTTTGGCTCAATTATGGGAGCATCCGTATGTTAGAAACACCCCTGCAACTCTGAAGATCAGGCGCTGGATGATTGCGGCTCATATCGGAGCTGTTGCGCTCGCTGTAGGTTCTCTGGGGTGCTTTCTGAGCGGAGTGTGGGAATTGAGCCAGGCTTTGACTGTTGTAGGATGATTCGCCAAATGCATATTCAATAAAGTGATGTGAAAACAATAGGTTGAAAAAATGATGTTGCGCAATGAGTCGCAACACGTAGTTTTTACCCATCCTCAGAAATGCGCCTAACGGAAACGTGGGCGCATTTTTCGTTAGGTACACAGGACCCCGCTGACCGGGGTATCCCAACATGGAGACTGACTATGCGCAAAACCCTTTTTGCAGCTGTCGGGGTGTTTGTGGCGCTGGCGTTTGCCACCGTCGCACCCGCAATGACGGCATCCCCTGAATTCAACCTGGCCCCGGATGTTATGGCGATGGATCAGCCCCCCGGTCAGTTGTCCGACACGCTGCTGTCCAATGACCTGGCCGCCGTTCATCTGGACCAGATGGCCACCGATGACGTCGGTATCGGTCTGATGGTCGTGACCAGTTATAACGAGATCAACAGCCCGGCCAATCTGGCGATGCCCAGTTCCGTGACCGCCGCACGCCTGTCCAGCCTCTCCGCTTCCCCCATCGTTTCCGGCACCGGAGGTGGCCTGACCGTCGGCATTATTCTGGGCTGATAAGCCCTGCCTATCCACCCTGCACCATGAGTGCAGGACAGGCCGTTGGGGAAACCCAGCGGCTTTTCAGTTTCGCGGGTGTAGCTCAGTGGTAGAGCGCTGGCCTTCCAAGCCGATTGTCGCGGGTTCGAACCCCGCTGCCCGCTCCAAGTTCCTAGCTTCTTTACATGTGCGTCCGGCATGTAAAGAAAAGCCCGATTTCTTTACATGAGGGCCTCGCCATGAAGCTGGTCATCGAACCAAGTGACGAGATGCTCGGCCGATATGGCAATGCCATGGCAGTAATCGGGAAGACCGGCGCCAACAAGGCCCAGGTCCGTGCCGTCAATCACACTGCCCGCAAGGCCCGCACCGCTGTGGTTCGCGCTATCGCCAAGCAGTCATCCATCCCATACCGGATCGTCAAACAGACCGTCCGCCTTTACCAGGCCAAGCCGGGCGGGGTTCCGGTGGCCGAGATGGTCGCAACCGGCAAGCCTCTGTCGCTCCGCGCCATGGGTGCCAAGCAGTTCAGCTACGGCGTGAAGGTCAAGATGTGGGGCAAATCGGTCCGCATGGATGGCGCGTTCATCTACGCCGGAAACCACCGCAGCGGCAAACACGTCGGCAACGGTCATGTGTTCACCCGCAGCACGGCGAAAAGCCTGCCAATCGAAAAGCAGCTCGGCCCCTCGATCCCCGAGGAAATGGTTCGTGATCAATCAGCCAAGGCATTCACCAGCATTGTCCAACGGGATCTGCCTGAACGCCTCAGTCACGAGATTGGGCGTTTGTTGCCTAAGGACTGACCCCTGTAACGGAAACCAAGGAGAACCAAATGTCCCATGAAGTTGATAGCGCCGCAGACGAGCGCACAGCCAACAACGCCGCCCGCCACAAATATCGCGTCCTCTCGGATGATGAAAAGCGACTGATGGTCGAAGTGAAAGACCTCGGGGCTGCGTTTATCGCCAAATTGCATGAGATCGGCGGCACGTCCCCAGATCAAGGTGCTGTGTTCGGTGGGCGCAACCTCGCTCTGGCCAACACTCACGCGGAAGATGCCATTATGCGCGCAGTCCGCCACATCACCGCCTAACCTGAAAGGAACGCCCCCATGCCTTACACTGACGCAATTGCCCACGACCCCACCGCAACCGGCCCTGTGGTCAAGATGAAGGTGCGCAAATCCAAACTCGGCGCCTCGATCATCTCGTTCAGCATGTCCAAGGCCTTCATCGGGGCTTACCTGTCCGGATTGACGGATGGGGAGAAGATCAAGGTACAGCATGGGACTGGTGACGATCTGGGCAAAATCCTGATCACCCGCGCAAAGGGCGGCACAATCCCCGTCAAACTCTCGCCCAAAGGGGCAGGGGTGATCAACGTCACCGCATGGCGCGGTCACACCAACAGCGAACACGCCCTGACAGCTTGCCCCATCCTCATGGCAAGCGGTGGCGGTGTGGTCATCAAAGACCCCTTCAAGGGGTAGGAATGCCTGGCGGGTGGGGGCTCGCCTCCTTGCAGGAGATGACCGGCGCCTGTGGCAGTCAAAGGCCGGTCAACCAAAGGAGAAAGCCCACATGAGTGACGACACCCCCAAGGACGCCGCCGTAGCATCCATGTGTGACAAATTGCAAAAAGCTCGCCAAGGGTTGGCCGCTTTGGGTATCCAAGCACACATCCTCACCCATGCATCAGACAAACTCGCCGCCCAAGCGGATGAGATTGCACGGCTTAAAGCTGACCCAGCCTATGTGACAGGCTATAGCGACGGACACCGCGCTGCATTCGCCACCGGCATCCCTTGTAGTGAAGACCAAGGGGAGGGGTAAGGTTGCAGATTTTGCGGGTAGAGACCATCAGCGTACCGGACAATGACAACCGGCCTGTCGATGTTATCCCAATCCCTCAGCAATCGTTCGAGGCCAGGGCCTCCTATGAAGTGCACGAGGAACTGATCCGTCTAATCGCAGAAGTCTTCGGGGTGTCCAAGCCCTAGCCGTCATGACCACAGCCTACGGCCTCAGGGGATGGCCTAAAGAAAAAGGGACCGTGTCCGGCCTGCCCAGGTGCGGGGCGGAAGTCACCCCGAATGATCGTGATTTTTTCAGATTGGCAAATGCCGGTTTGCTTTTGGCTGACTGGATTGGTGAGGCCCCATGGCAAAAACCCAGAAGCAAGACATCGGTGATCTGGTTGTCTCAACGAAAGAGGCTGCTTCAGTCATTCAAGTTAGTTCGGTTTGGGTCGGGAAACTTGAACAGATGGGTTATGTCAGCAAGGTTGCCCGTGGACGCTGGCGGCTTGTTGATGTGGTCCAAGGATATATTAGATCCCTCAAAGATGATGAGCGCCGATCTGCAAAGAGCGCAGCAGCAACTCGCATCCAAGACGCCAAGGCTGAGGAAATTGCCCTGCGCCTGGCTGTCCAGAAGCGCGAACTGATCCCTGTCGAGCAGGTCCACGAGGTTATGGATTTCATCAGTGCGAAGGTTCGGGATGAACTGGCCGGGATGCCTGCCAGCTTCACTCGTGACATGGACCTTCGGAGAAAGTTGGAAGACGACGTTCATGACCGCCAAACCCGACTTGCCGACAAATTCGAACAGGCGGCCCGAGCTCTTGCAGAGGGTGGCGACCTTTTTAAGACCGGCTAAGCGCGTCACGCCCGACGAATGGGGCGCTGCCAACCGGTCCTATCCGCCCACCAGTGGGCACCCGGGGCCACGTGATCCGAGCCTGACGCCGTATATGACACCCTTTGCTCGATCGATTGCCAGCGGCATGTATACCTCGTGCATTGCGGTCACCTCGGCACAGTCAGGCAAGACTGAAACGATCCTTGATGTCATGGGCCACCGTTTGGCTCAAAAGCCTGCGCCAGTTGCCTATGCTGGCCCAACAGACACGTTCAACAAGGAGCAGTTCGGCCCACGTCTGACCGAGATGCTGGACGATTCACCTGACTTGGCCCCCCGCACTTTGCAGGGTCAGAAGAACAAGCTGACCTCAAAAATCGTCAACGGCGTGCCTGTGCGGCTTGTGTCTGCGCGGTCCTCGTCGGCTCTGAAATCTTTTCCGGCGGTGATGGGTATCTTGGATGAATATGACGAAATGGTTTCCAACATCGGGGGCCAGGGTGATCCGTTCGGTCTGCTTGAGGTTCGAGGCGATACCTATGCCGACTTCGTGGCGGCCACGATTTCAACGCCATCCCACGGGTCCGTAGAAACCGAAGTTGATCCGGTAAGCGGGTTGGAGTTCTGGAAAGTTGCCGACCCTGAGGAGGTAGGGAGCCCAATCTGGCGTCTGTTCCAAGAGGGCACGCGGCACCATTGGGCTTGGGATTGCCCCCATTGTGGTGAGCCTTTCATCCCGATGGGCAAGCACCTGGTCTATGATGACGAGGGCACGGCTGCCGAGGCCGCCGCATCTGCCCATATGGTCTGTCCCAGCAATGGGTGCGTGATCGAGGATGACAAAGACGGTGCGACCAAAGCGGCCATGAACGTTTCAGGCTTCATGATTGCACCGGGCCAGACGATTGAGGAAGCCAAGCGAGGCGATCCGGTTGCCGGTTTCAGCCGGTATTCTCAATGGTCTTCGGGTCTTTGTTCGCCGTTCGTGAATTGGTCGATCCGGGCTGAGCGTATTCATCGCGCGCGGCTGTCTCTTGAGCCCAACCGGATGCAGACGGCCATCAACGCCAATCTTGGCGAGCTGTATACGCGCGCCTCATTGGGGGACATGCCGGAATGGCGTGCCTTCCTGAAGCGCAAGACCAAAACGACAGACACGTTCCTTGATCCGCATATCATTCATCTGGTGATGGGCGCCGATGTTCAGGCCAACGGGATCTACTGGGTCATCCGCGGCTTCGGGTGGCTTGGCACCAGCTTCTTGGTCGACCGTGGTTTCCTGATGGGGAACACGGCAGGTGAGGAAGTATGGGACGATCTGGCCCAAGTGTTCTTGGCGCCGGTGATGGGTATGCAGATCACTAAGGTGTTTGTGGATGCTGGTTTCCGACCGAACAAGAAAGACGCGGGCTCGCCCCACAAGGTTTATGCCTTTGCGCACCAATACGATTGGCTGGTTTCGCCCACTAAGGGGCGCAGTAGGCCAAGCGGCGCGCCTTTGACGATGAGCCGGATCGAAGTGGACGACGAAGGTCAGCGGTCAAAATATTCTATTGGTCTGGCCATGCTGGATACCGACTTCTTCAAAAGCCTCGTGCACAGCCGGATCAAGACGCCAATGTCTGAGCCGGGCGCGTTCCATCTGAATGAAAGTGCCAACGAAGAATATGCACGTCAGGTGTTGTCAGAGACCCGCGTGGTCACCCTCGACAGCCCAAATCCAGCTTGGGTTCAGAACCGCAAGGACAACCACTTCTTTGATTGCTTCGACCCTGAGACGGAGCTGTTGACAGAAGACGGCTGGCTTCCGGTGACGGATGCTGTCTCCCACAAGGGGCGATTTGCGTCGGTCAACTTGGATCGAGATACCATCGAGTATCAGGCTGCAACGAACAGTGTATCGCGTTGGCACGAGGGAGAAATGGTCTCGATTGTGGGGAGGTCGGTTGACCTTCTTGTGACGCCGAACCACCGGCTTGTCACATATCGGCGAAACCCGGCAGAGGATAAGCCGAAGATCACCTTGGCGAAGGATCTGACCATCTGGAACACGCTTAAGCGGACGGCTAGGTGGGAGGGTCAACACCATGACACGGTTGTGCTCCCCGAGCATGACGTCCCAAGCACGAACGGGCGGCGGCTCTATGAGGCTGTGCGTTCGTTCGATGCCGGGGACTGGTGCGAGTTCCTTGGCTGGTTTGTGTCTGGGGGACATGTGTCTCGTCGGGGCAACTATGCAATGGTTGTTCTTTCGCAGAGCCCCGGTACCAAGGCAGACCTTATCGCAGCGTTGTTGTCTCGCATGGGTGTGGCGTATCGCCTTCAAGGTGGCCGCCAGTTTGTGATTCCGTCTCGACAACTCGCGGCAGCCCTGTCGGATTGCTGGGATGACGAAGGCAGCAGCAGATATGGCAAGCGTGTTCCAGCCTTTGTTCGGGCTGGGTCGCCTGATCTCATCGAGAGGTTCGTCGACGCGGCAATTCTCGGCGACGGATGGATGCAGGGTGCACACCGCTCCTATGCCACCGTCAGTCGGCGTCTTGCGGACGATATGCAGGAGCTGTTCATCAAGTCTGGGCGGAGTGGCAAAGTCACGCGCCGGAAGGCCAAACCCTATCTCATTCGGGGGCGGGCTTCGGGGAACACGGTCGATCAATTCCATGTTTCCGAGATCAGGACACCGCAGGCACATCTACGCAGGGCCGACAATAGTCCCGTGTTTGCAAACGTTTCTTACGCGGGGATGGTCTATTGCGTGACGGTTCCAAACGGCACCTTGATCGCACGTCGCAACGGCAAGGCGATCATCGTCGGCAACTGCGAGGCGCTGGCCGCCGCCGCAGGGTTCGTCCTGAACGTCCAAACAATTCCGCGAGGGACCAAGCGCACGTACGCGCTCGGGCCTGATGCTGCGTCCGAAGTCAGAAAAGCTCCCAAGGTGCAGACCGGTGGGGGGCGGTTTAAGCGAAAGGGGAGCTGATGAGCTTTCTCGGCAATCTGTTCAAGGGCTCGACGGCACCCGTTCCTCAGCCCTCGGCGGAATACATGCGCTCGGGCCGCAATAGCGGGATCATGGCGAAGTGGCGCCCTGCGCTGCGTTCGTCAAAGTCCGATGTCGCATCCGCATGGACTGTGGCTGCGGGCCGGGCGCAAGATCTGGTGCAGAACAGTGGCTGGGTTTCCGGCATGTTCGATCAGTGTGTTGCCAATGTGGTAGGCACGGGGCTGCGCTTGAAATGCGCGCCTGAGAACGATCTGTTCGGCATGAGCGAGGAAGATGCCCAGAAATGGCGCAACCTCGTTGAACGCCGCTTTGAGCTCTGGGCAAATACCCCGCGCGAATGTGACATCGAGGGCAAGCGGTCGTTTGCGATGATGCAGGACACGGCATTCCGGTCTTGGCTGATCTACGGTGAAATTCTCTCGGAGTCGCTTCTGCGGAAGCGAGTTGGCTGCCGCCTGAAAACGAAGGTGCGTTTGCTGCCGCCGTCGATGATTGCGAACCGGACGGAAAAAGAGCGCCGAGTATTTTCGGGTATCCAACTGGATCCGGATGGAATGCCCATCGCCGTGCTTCGCAAAAAGGATGAGGCCGCTTTCAGCTTTGAGGCCCAGATGGTCCCAATGTGGGATCGGTACGGGCGCCCGCGTGTGGTTCACAACTTCATGGGCCCGGTTGGGGCGGTGCGTGGTGTGTCGCCTCTGGTGCCGGTGCTGCGGGTTGCCAAGCAGTTTGACCAGCTGGCCGACAACACGTTGGTGGCATCGCTGATCCAGACGGCGTTCGCGGTGAACCTGAAATCGCCGGAACTGACACGCGAGGCGATGGCGGGTCTGATGACACCGCAGGAGCAAAACAAGGCGGCCGCAGAAGGTTCGCCTCTAATCGACAAGTGGTTTGCAACGCAGGATGCCTGGTACGACGACAACCAGATCGATGCTGGCGTTGGTGGGCGGGTGGTTCACACCTTCCCAGGCCAAGAGTTGGAGTTCCTGTCCTCGAAAAATCCGGGGGCTGCTTACAAGGAGTTCTCCAAGTCGCTACTGATGGAAATGGCCCGCTGCATGGGCATGACCTACGAAAGCTCGACAGGCGACTACGAGGGCGCGTCCTATGCCACGATCCGGGCCGCCGTGTCTGAGGTCTGGCCGATCACCCGACAGCGCCGGAAGTTCATCGTCTCGCCGTTCTGTCAGGCCCACTATGAGGCGTGGCTTGAGGAAGAAATCCAACGCGGATCAATTCCGTTCCCGGGCGGTCTGGAAAATTTCAATCGAAACCGCGCGGCGGCCTGCCGAGCGGAGTGGAAGGGTTCTCCGAAACCTGAGGCGGAAATCCTCAAAACGGCCAAGGCCTATGCAGTTCTCGATGAGATGGGCGTTGTCACAAAGGACGACATCTCGGGCGCGTTCAGCGACCGGGACTATGAGGACGTTCTGGCAGCTCGGGCTCAAGAGGCAGACCTGCGCAAGCAATACGACACCGATACCGAACCTGAGGAGGTCAAGGATGGCTGAGGATCCGTGTGACCGCGCTGAGCGGCTGCGCACTGCAAAGGATGAAATCATTCTGGGCGACAAGGCCGTCGAGGTCGAACACGACAGTGGGGTGGGTGAGAAGCGCCGGGTCAAATACGGCCAGGCAAATCTTGGGGCCCTTGATCGCGAAATCGTCAAAGCCGAGCGGGAATGCGCCCTGAAACAGGGTCGCCCCACACGCTTTGCCATGACCGGAGGGTGACCATGAGAAACAACCTCTTGCCGCTCCTTGCAGAGCGGTGTTTGAACGAGCCGCTTCTGATGAGTGCGACCAAGGCGTCGGTGATTGTCGATGTTCTCGGAGGCCGCATCGGCGTCGGCAGTATCGACGGCCCTGAACCTGATGCCAACGCTTTCTCTGCCAAAGAGCGGCGGCGGGGGAACAACGGCGCCTCATTCGCTGCCGCCGATGGTGTAGCGATCATCCGTGTCCATGGTTCCCTCGTGAACCGCGGCGCATGGGTGGGGGCGTCATCCGGCTTGACCTCGTATGAAGGGCTGGCGGCGCAGATCGATGCGGCTGAGGCTGACGCCGATATCAAGGCACACCTTCTGGATATGAACTCCCACGGCGGCGAAGCTGCTGGCATGTTGGAGTTCGCAGCGAAAGTTGCAGCGACAACGAAGCCCATCATTGCGCACGTCAACGCTGTTGCCGCGTCTGCCGCATATGGCATCGCGTCGGCTGCGGATGAGATTGTTATGGGCAGTTCTGCTTCTCTTGGCTCGATCGGTGTTCTGATTGTTCACCTCGATCACTCTGGTGAGATGGAACAGAAGGGGCGCGCCGCGACCATCATCCACGCGGGTGCGAAGAAGGTAGACGGCAACCCGTTCGGCCCTCTGTCGGACCGGGTCAAGGCTGACCTGCAAACCCGTGTTGACGCAATCTACGGCGACTTCACTGCCTTGGTTGAAGCTGGGCGTGGCGACAATTTGACCGCCGAAATGGCCCGCTCCACCGAGGCGGGCATGTTCACCGGACAAGCAGCGATTGAGGCCGGTCTTGCCGACCGCATCGCGACTTTCGACGAAGTTCTGACTGAGCTTCAATCCAAAGCCCGTATGGGCGCAACCACCCGGAAGGAGACATTCAAAATGGGTGATAAAACCAGCGCCGAAACGGCGGAAAACCCGATCACTGCGGCTGATCTGGACGCAGCGAAGGCCAAGGCTCACGGCGAAGGTGCTGCAGAAGCAAATGCCCGCACCAAGGCCATTCTGACCTGCGACGAGGCCAAGGGTCGCGAAGCCCAAGCGCAAACGATGGCTCTGGAAACGAGCCTGTCTGCTGACGAGGCGAAGGCCCTGTTGGCAAAATCGCCGAAGGCATCGACCAAAGTCGAGACCAATGTCGATTCCATTGAGGATCGCGCTGATGGGTTGCCGGAATTGGGCGCGACTGAACCGCCGAAAACCGGGGCAAAAACCCCGATGACCGATATGGCGAAATCCATGAACAAGGAGGCTTCGTAATGCACGCAAGCGCAACTTCGAAACCCGCGCCGGGGGATGACCAGCTGGTCGGCGGCGATGTCAAAACGCTGCCTCTGACGCTTGTCGCCGGCACATACACACGTGGCCAAGTGCTGGGCACTGTTGTGGGTGGAATCGGCGAACTGGATGCGGCAGCGAACGCAACCGCAATCTGCCCGTTTGACATTGAACTGACCGACCCGACTGATCTGTCCGTCTATGTGGGCGGCGACTTCAACGAAGCCGAGTTGGACTATGGCGCCGAGGCTCTGGGTGACGTGAAAATCTCCCTGGCTCAGCGCAATATCTACATTCGCAAATGGGGGGCAGCGTAATGGACGCACTTTTCGACACCGCCGACATGATCGGCACCCTGCACACGATCCACGTGCCGAACACGTTCTTCCTGTCCACCTTCTTCGATATGGACCCGTTCCTGTCGGACAAGGAACACATCGTCTTTGACGAGGTGCTGGAAGACCTGCCGACCATGGCGCCGTTTGTCTCGCCGCTGGTGGCCGCAAAGCCGCAGAAGTCTTCGGGCTTCTCGACCAAGATTTTCAAACCGGCCTACGTCAAGCCGTTGCACGCGGTGAAACCTGGCGACGGCATGCGCCGGATGGCTGGTGAAGCCATGGGCGGCACGATGTCTGCGGAACAGCGCGTTCTGAACAAAGCGATCGACCTGCTGCGCATCCAGAAATCGCAGATCATCGCCCGGTGCGAATGGATGGCCGCCAATGCGGTTGTCAATGGCAAGGTTATCATCAAGGGTGAAGACTATCCCGAGGTGGAAATCGACTTCGGTCGCAAGGCTGAGCTGACCAAGGATGTGTCGGGGGACGCGACCGGGAAATGGTCCACGGTTGGCAACGATATCGGGTCCCAATTGGAAGATTGGTCCGAGGAGCTGCTGACCGAGAGTGGGTTCGCGGGCACCGACGTGATCATGGATAAAAAGGCTTGGCGAGCCCTGAAGAAGAACACGGGCTTCCAAAATGACCTGGACCGCCGCCGTGGTGTGGACAATGTTCCTGTCGTTACCCCCCGCAAACCGATGCAGGGCGTGGAATACAAGGGCAAGTGGGGCGCTTTTGAGCTGTGGCTCTACACGGGCACCCAACGTGACCAGAGCGGCGCCAAAGTCAGCGTTCTGGCCGCTGGTGAAATCTCCATGGTCGCTCGCCCGGGTCAGCCGCGCGGAGGTATCGCGGGCATCAAGGCGTTCGGTGCGATCCAGGACCTGGACAGCATGGAAGCTGTCGAGATGTTCCCGAAATCGTGGACTGAGAAGAACCCTTCGGTTCGTCAGCTGATGACCCAATCGGCACCCCTGATGATCCCGGGCCGTCCGAACGCCTCGATGAAGGCCAAGGTGGTCGCCTAAAAGGAGGAAGGCCATGGCCTCGCATTTCGATGATCTCGCAAAAGCCGCTCAGGCGGTTGTCAGCAAGACGCTCGGCGGGGCCGTGACCTTCATCGCCTACACGGGCGGCGATTTCGCCAAAACAGAAGACCCAGAGCGGCCACGGTTTAACGCTGTGGCCGTTCTGTCGCGCGGCCAAAGTGAAGCCGGTATCGCGCGCTCAACAAGCCGGGCGAAAATTCGCAAAACCGAACACCGGCTATCCATCGACGCGCAAGTCGTGACGACACTGCCTTGGCTCCCTGATCGAGATGATCGGGTGATTGCCGATGGCAAAGAATACAGCATCAGCACCTCTGACGTTTCAGGGGTTGGCGATCTGGTGCTTGATCTGGATATCGTGGGGGACGCATGAGCAGCATGGCCGCATTGGCCGCCCGGTTCATTGCCAAGCGGCTGATCATGGGCGCCACCATTGCCGAGGGGAACGTGCAGGACAGTGCGATTGACCCTCTGAGATTTCTTGATGACGGGAAGTCTGTTCCTGTCGTTGTCGTGTCCAGCGAAGACGAAACGTCATTGGTTTCAGGGCGAGATGTGAACACAGGGGAGCGCACCGCCACCTTGACCATCGAAACCGCCATTGGGCAGGCTGGAACCATTGCCATTCCGGGTGAGGGGGATGCTCAGGCCTTCAATATTGGACCCACAGACGCTGCCGCTGAGGCCCTGTTGACCGTTCTTCAACGCCAGATTTCCCGGGCGTTGTTTGGAGGGACAGGGGATGTGGACGACCTGTTCAAGGTTTTCGTCCCTTCGGTCTCAAAGATCACCGTTAAGCGGGGTATTCCAACGGAGCAGGGTGCGAAGTTCGCCGCCCGCCTGATCGAAATCGAATATGTACCACTTAATGACCCGCCATTTGGCACCGAGTTGCCGCCTGCCTGGGTGCAGTTCCTAGCCTTTGTCGAGGCGCAGGAAGGTGTGGAGCCTCGCCAGTTGTTCGAGTCCGCATTGATCGGCGCACCAATTGCACCGGAGATGTTGGCGCAGGCAGCACTTGGGCTCACCACAGGCGAGGCAAAGTCGCTGCGGTTGGAGGGCTTCTGATGAAAGCACTCGAGGACATGGCCGAGGCGCTGGCTCTTGTGCAACGCCGGATCGCGGGTATGGCCCGGCACGGAACTGTGGCTGAGGTAAACGCTGGCGAGGGCTGGGTCCGCTTGGACTGGGGCGATGGTTTTCTTTCGGCCAAGCTCCCCTACGCGCAGATCGGCGGGGCGTTGAAGCTGCATTCACCGCCCAGCGAAGGGCAAAAAATGACGGCTATCGCGCCAACTGGTGATCTACGCCAGGCGGTCGCACAGCCTCTTGGCTTTTCCGATGCCAATCAGTCACCGGGAAGCACTGGGGGTACCCACGTGCTGACCATTGGCGGGGTTACCGTTTCGGTCGACGGCAGTGGCATCAAACTCACTGGCACACTCGACATCACGGGTGCTGCCTTGACGCATAACGGCAAAAATGTCGGGAGCGATCACAAGCACAGCGGCATTGTCCCGGGCTCCGGCCAGACTGGCGATCCGCTGTAAGGAGAAACACCATGTTCGACAAGCAAACCACCAACGCGCTGATGAAGCGCGCCAACGACCCGCGCGCTCTGAGCGGCACCATTGTGAAAGTGGGCGACCAGACAAAGCTGGTTTTCCCCACGGTTGGTGACCACTCCCGCCTCGAAATCGAAGTCCAGGCGGCCAAACCTGTGAAGCGCCCCGCAAAGGAGGCCCCGTCTGATGGCGGTGCTGAGCGCTGATTTTGATCGCCTGACCGGCGAAACTCTAACCGGATGGGCGGCAGTCCAGCAGAGTATTCGCGAGTTGATCCTGACGTCATTTGGCGACCGAGTCATTCGTGAATACTACGGCTCGGGCATCCCCACTTTTCTTGGTCGGGAAAACATGACCGAGGCCGTGCTGTCCCGGATGGCATCGGTGCTGAGCGCTGCAATTGATGTGTTCGAGCCCCGGTTCAAGGTCTCGCGGATCACATTCACTAAAGTTGGGTCTGATGGCCGGATCACCATGCGCATGGAGGGCGAGTACCGCCCTCTGGCGCTTGAAGGAAATCTCGATGAAGCGGGTTCGGAGGTGTTCGAGTTTCCGCTGTAGGAGCCCCGCATGCTTGATTTGAAGAACTTGCCCGCGCCAACAGTCGTTGAAGAACTGTCGGTCGATGCAATCCGTGAAGAGATCGAGGCACTGTTTCTGACTGAATTCTTGGAAGACCCGGTTGCTGCTGAAGAACGCGGCGAGCCGAGCCGGTCACACATGGCAGCAACGTTGAAAGCTGAGGGGAACCTTGTCGCCAAGGTGATCCAAGCGACGGCTTATCATTCGCTGGCGCTTCAATCTCGGGTGAATGATGCAGCCCGTTCGATGCTGTTGCAGTATTCGGCTGACACCGATCTCGATGCTCTAGGGGCACTGTTTGGTGTCGAGCGCCCAATCACAGTTGTTGGAGACCCAGGTTCAACGCCTGTTGTTCCTGACACGCTAGAGGCTGATGGGGAATTTCGGCTTCGGATCGCCGCGTCCGTTGATGGGCGGTCGGTGGCAGGGCCACCTCAGGCGTGGCGGTATCACGCCATGAATGTGCGTCCCGATGTCGTCGCAGATGCATACGTTGAAAGCCCGACGCCCGGGAATGTCGTGGTTCATCTCCTGCCGGAAGAAGGGGAGGTTTTGACCGCTGGCATTGTCACAGAGGTGCAAGATCACCTCGAAAACGTGCGCCCCATGACCACTAACGCGACGGTTCAAGAGGCTACGTCTGTGGCATTTGTGATCGACGCCACAGTAAACATCCTGCCCGGTGTAGCTGGTGCACAGGCATTGGCACTGGCGCAGGCAAGCTTGACTGGCTTCCTCGGGGGATCTCGCCGGTTGGGGGGAGATATCTCTCCCTCTGGCGTTGTGAGCGCGTTGCATGTCGAGGGTGTTCATTCCGTCGATCTGATTGCACCTTTGTCAGTCATCGCGATTGGCACTAGTGAATATGCGACCGCTACATCCGTTTCAATTGTTCAGGGCGACACCAATGAATAGCGTGCTTCCTGCTCATTCCGGGCCGATTGAGCGCGCACTTGAAACGGCGTTCTCCAAGCATTCGGAAAGGTATCAGCTGCCCGCCCTTTGGTCCCCAGAAAAATGCCCAATTGCCCTGCTTCCTTTCCTTGCTGACGCGGTAAGCGTTGATCGCTGGGATGAAGGTTGGGCTGAGGAAACAAAGCGATCAGTTGTGGCCGCCTCAATCGCGGTTCACAGCCGTAAGGGAACATTAGGTTCTGTGTCTAAGGCGCTAGGCGCAATTGGTTTTTCTCTTGAAATTGTCGAGTGGTTCCAAGATGGCGGCGCACCGTTCACCTTCACGGTGATTGCTGCTGCGGATGACTTGTTTTCGAACGGATATCAGATCGACAATCGTTTGATTGAAGCCGTTACCGGCGCGATTAACGACGTAAAACCAGCCCGGGCACACTTTGGGGTGCGTGTTGGCGAGCGATTTGAGACCAAAATTTCTGTCCGATTTGGGACGAGAACCCGCAGGGTCAGCCGATTGACTCATGACGTGCAAGGGAGACCTACCTGATGGCGACAACGATCCTCACTGACCGGGGCCTTGCGCTGGTCACCTTGGCCGCTGGGTCATCATCCTCTGTTGTGATTACCTCTATCGCCGTCGGTGACGGTGGCGGTGCAGAATACGCTGGGGCATTTGACCAATCTGCTCTTGTGGGGGAGCAGGCACGCGTAGCAATTGAGCGTCGATCGTTGTTAGCTGATAATGTGTGGCGCGTGGTCGCTGAGCTGCCAGCAGAGACACCCGCTTTCGATGTACGTGAACTTGGGTTTCTGGACGCAAACGGCGAACTGATCGCGCTTTGCACGTTCCCATCTGATCAGGTTCGTACGGCTGGCAGCCTGGCATACATCTTCGAACACGTTCTGGATTTCAGCCGGGTTTCCGACGGTGTGATCATTGTTGATGCACCCGACGACGAGCTGCTGGACCATTCTGTCGTGGTTGCCACCGCACTGGCAAATCTCGAACGTCGGCAGAGTGAACAAACGGACGAACTTGCTGTGCACGCCCAGGCTGACGACCCGCACGCGCAGTATCTGACGATTGAGCGCGCCGCTGCGCGGTACGAGCCGAAAGGCGAAGCCGCCCGGCACGCTGAGGCCGATGATCCGCACTCCAATTATCTAAACCAGGTACGCGGTGACGCGCGGTATTTCACCCAGGCACAGGTCAACGATTTGATCGCCGCCGCCCGCAACCCAACCGGGGAAATCATTGCCTTCGCTGGAGATACTGCTCCTGATGGTTTCCTGAAATGTAACGGGGTCGCTGTTTCACGCACGGACTATGCGGCGCTCTACGCCGTGATTGGAGACACCTACGGCGCGGGTGACGGAGCCACCACGTTCGAGTTGCCAGACCTGCGCGGTGAATTTCTGCGCGGCCTGGACGACGGTCGCGGCGTGGATGCTGGACGTGTGATTGGTTCGCACCAAGATGACGCCGTCCAAGATCACGACCACCTGCAAGGCGGCTCTACGAAGCATGAATTGTATGGCGGCGCGGCTCTTGCAAACACTCGCTACACGGGGGCCGACCCAGCAGCGTCCATTCCCTTTACGTCTGCTCTGAGCGACGAGGCCGGACAGGTCAACGCCCGCCATGCCGACGAAACCCGCCCGCGCAACGTCGCGGTGAATTTCTGCATCAAGCTCTAGGAGGCCAACATGCCGACACAACAGGAAATCGACGCGCTGATCAGTGGCTATGGGTCATTGCAGGCGTATTTTGAGACCCAGCGCGCCAACCTTCAGGCAGACATTGCCACGGCCGAGGGTGCCTATGGTGCGCTCGCAAACAACCTGGTCAGCACGATCCGCAATGAAATGCACTTCTCGGCCACGGTGGACCCGGATGAGGCCAACCCGACGAATGTTGAGGGCGGCACGTTCAACACGGTGGTGGCGGCTGTCGAAGCGGCCCCGGCGGGGTCTTATGCCCAAATCAAACTTTTGGCGGGCAAGACTTATGTTGTCGATACGAACATTCGTCAAAACAACGTCACCAGCTTGCTCTACAAGGATGGTGATGGGGCCAACCCGGTTCTGGACGTGCAAGGCTATGCCACAGCGACATTCAATGTCCTGTATGGCTTCCTGCAAAACGGACTTTCCAGCGTGAAGCTGGAAAATGTCGATGTGCAGTTACCTGCCGTATTGCCCGATCCGGGCTTACCGTTGTCGTCTTCGGACAGCCTGGTGCGATACTCCGCAGGTGGTGAAACTTCCCTTGTCATGCGGGGCGGCACTGTGACGGGCAGCAACGGTTTCGGGCTGATCAGTGCCCACGCTGGCACCGTTGCCAAGCTGAGCTTGCACGCCATCACCCTAGATGGCGCGATCTATGGCGTCACCAGTGCTGTAAATGGCATCGCCCAAATCGCCCCTTACACCACCACCCTGTTGAACGGCGCTGCCCTTTCCGAAGGCGGCGTGATCGGCACCAACATGCTTCAATCCTAAGGAGGCCCCCATGAAAATCACCGTTACCGAAGGCCCGCGAACCACCGTGGGAACAACCCGCGAGGACGCCCTGGCGCTAGGCTATTCCCAAGCGGCTGTTGGCACGGCCATGAAAGCGCAGGCCTCGGATCTGGTCACCCAGTTCGCCGACACCTACCGCGCCCAGATCGCCACCGCCGCACCCGGTAAGATCGCCGAATGGCTGTTCAAGGAACAGATCGCCCGTGACCCCGATGCGGCCCGCGCCGAGGAGCTGGCAATCATTGACCGCGAAGCCGCCGCGCGTGGCTTGGATCGTGCCGGTATGTTGGCCCTGATCATCTCGAAGGCCAACGCATTTCGCGAGACTGCCCTGCTGGTCGGAGCTATTGAGACCGAAGCAAAAGCGGCCGTTGAAGCCGTTCCCGCCGATGCCGACGACATCGAAACCCAACTCACCACCGCCCTGGCCAATGCAAAGGCCGAGGCAAACGCGGCCTTCACCGCCGCCCTTGCTCTGATCCACCCGGCCTAATCCGGCCACAACTCAAACCGACTTGGGCCCGCTTTTGCGCGGGCTTTTCCCTTTGGAGGACCACCCATGGCACAGCCTGCCTTTGGTATTACCATCAACGAAGTCACCACTGGGCCTCTTCCGGCACAGGTCGGGGACTTTTCGACGCTCGCTCTTGTCGTGACAGCGCCCAACGCCAACGCGGCCACTTTCCCGCTCAATACGCCGGTGCTGGTCAACAGCCAGGATGATGACAAGATCGCTGACCTGGGTGCCGGCGGATCGGTTGAAAGCCAATTCACGCTGATTGATGCGCATTCGGGTGACAATTCCTGCAATGTGATTGTGGTTGTCGTCGAAGAAGGTGCGGACGAGGCCGGCACTCTGGCCAATCTGGTGGCTGGCGTGGCCGTGCTTGAGGATGCGGCATCCATCCTTGGCATCGCGCCGCGCTTGGTCGGTGTTCCGGGTTTCACGCACCAGCAGGAAACCTCGAACTCCGCAAATGTGGTTGTCACGGCTCTGCAATCCACTTTGGACAAGCTGGAAGCGGTGGCTGTCGTCACCGGGCCGCACAGTTCGCTGCAAGCCTTCACCGACTGGCGCGAGACCATCACCTCTGATCGGGTCATCCCGGTTGAGACCTGGGTAAAGATCGGCAACCCTGCCGTGGACGTGGACAGCTGTGGCGCCGCTCTTGCCCTGTTGGCAATGGTGGACAACGAAAACGGCGGGCGCCCGTTCAAATCGGCCGCAAATCGACCGATGAACATCGTGGCTCCGAACCGGGATATCCCGTTCAGCATCACCGATGGGGCGACTGAGGGGCAGCTGATCCTGTCGCAGAACGGCGGCATCATTGTTCGCGGGGCCATGGGCGCGCCGGGCGCCATCGCGGACTCCGGTTTCGTGTTTATTGCGACTGACACCGCAGCATCTGAACCGACCTATCGTTTCTACAACGTGCGCCGGGGCCGGGATTACATCCACACCGCATACCTGAACACGCTGCGCTTGTTCCTGGGCCGCCGTGTGATCAACCAAGGCACCATCGAGGACATCAAGGAAACGATGGCGAATTTCCTTCGGGCTCTGGAAGCCACCGGGGACATTCTGGGTTTTGCGATTTCGTTCGATGCCAGTTTGAACCCGGTTGCTCAGCTTCAGCAGGGTAGCATCACAATCACCGCCGCCGCCGAAGAAGCGCCGGTCCTTGTCCACATCACCATCGACAGTGAGCGTCTGCCTTCGGCCTTCGAAGACCTTGCGTCCAAGCTGCAATAAGGGAGGGGCGATATGTCCACCATTTTCATCCAAGAAGCCGCCAACTTGTTTTGCGGCGACCACGACCCGTCCAACTCGAAGCACCTGACCATCACCGAGCACAAGTTGCCAACGCTGGAAGAGATGTTCGAAGATCACATGGCGGGCGGCAGCCACGGCAAGATCGAAGTCCCGACCGGCAAAATGGAAAAGCTGGAAAGCTCGTTCCAGCTCAACGGCGAAGATCCTCAACTGCTGGGCCAGTTCGGGTTCGGCACGAAGAAGCCGATGCCGTTCTTCAGCTACGGCGTTGTCCGTGACCTGCGGACAGGGGACGCGTTGGAAACCAAGGCCATTCTGACGGGCTATCTCGGGTCTATCGCCCCGGATGCCTACAAGGGTGGGGATGCCAAGGGCAACGAATACGGCATCAAGGGCATCACAACCTATGAGCTGTGGTTTGCGGGGGTCGAGAAATACTACTTCGACTTCTGGACCAACACAGTTCGGATCGACGGTCAGGCCGTCAAGGCGACTGAAAACAGCATCCTGCGCCTGGGCTGATCAAGACCACAAACCAATCAATGAGGGGGCTTCGGCCCCCTTTGTCGTTTCTGAACAAGGAGAACCCCCATGGCTTGGGAAACGGAAGACTGCCCGCTCGACTACCCCGTGAAAGTCGGTGGCGAAGAATACACCAAAGTGACTGTCCGCGCTCTGAATGGCCGCGCGATGATCGCCATGGATAAGGTGCTGGACGCGATCAAAAAGCAGAACGTCGGTCAAGACATTGGCGAGGATGGTGAAGGCATGGTCCTCAGTGCCGAACAGGCGATGGAAACGCTCAAGATTGTCATCGTTGAACCCGGCGAGGTTGTCGACGAGATGCACCACAAGGATATCGAAAAGCTGCAAGCGGTGGCTGGCCCTTTTCTCGAACCGGCCCTCGGTTCGACGGAGGATGGTGGGTCCGATGGTGGCGAGAAAACGGAGACGTAGTCGTCGCCGAGGTCGCCTCGACCCTTTCAACACCTGTGAGTGAATGCCTGGACATGCCGCTCGATTATCTCCTGCGCATGTTCAAGCAGGCCAAGCGGATCAACCAAACTAGGGGGGCGTGATGGCCGGTCGGAAAATGACAAGCACTCTGGTCGCCCGTCTCGTTGACCAGGTGACCGGTCCCGCCAAGCGCATTGCTGGCGGGATCATGGGTATCGATCGCGCAGGTCGCCGCGTCGGTGGTGGCGACTTCGGTTCTCGCTTGGCTGCGGGGATTGAGCGTAACGATCAGGCCCTTGCACGTGCGCGGGGCGGAATGGTCGACGCTGTGGCTGGGTTCTATGCCCTGCGTGCAGCTATCGGCGCCCCTGTGCGGGCGGCTATGGATTTCGAAAGCGCAATGGCCGACGTGAAGAAGGTCGTCGATGATTTCGATACCACTACAGAATCCGGGCGGATCGCATTTACGTCCTTTCAAGAGGGCTTGAAAGAACTATCCATGCAAGTTCCACTTTCGATCCGTGAACTTTCGGAGATTGCGGCTGCAGCCGGTGAAGCTGGCTTTGCTAGCGACAGTCTTTTGCGGATGACTGAAACTGCGGCCAAAATCGCTGTTGCTTTCGGTTCGTCTGCCGAGGAAACCGGCGCGATGCTGGCGGCGATGCAAAAGTCTTATGGTATGTCGTATGAGGAAGCGGTCTTGCTCTCTGATGCGATGAACCACCTATCGAATAACATGGCGTCGAGCGCCCCGGACTTGATGAATTTCTGGACACGGATCGCGTCGGACGCGAGCCAAGCTGGGTTTTCACAAGAGCAGGCATTGGCGCTAGGCTCCGCAATGATCGCCTCCGGTCATGGTGCTGACGTTGCCTCGACCTCTTTCCGCAATATGGCGAAAGCCCTGACGCGCGGTGATAGTGCAACTAAGCGACAAGCGGCAGCTTATGCCAGACTTGGTCTGGAAGCCTCTCAAGTCCAGAGAGACATGCAAGAAGATGCGATTGGGACTACCCGCCGCGTGATTGCTGCTATTTCGCAGCTGCCAGCCGAGGTTCAAAAATCAGTTTCGAGCGATTTGTTTGGTGACGAGGCTCGCGCTTTGGGCTCCATCTCGACGAATCTAGATTTCTTTGACGAGGCCGTTGGTGCGGTTGCTGACACAACCGAATACGCGGGCTCTGCCTTTAAGGAGTTCGAAGTTCGCACGCAGACATTCGGGGCCAAGACACAGCGTTTCAGCAACGTGCTGGAAAACCTCAAGATCACCATTGGAACGGCGCTAATCCCGGCTCTTTCTGACTTGCTGGAAACGATCATGCCGGTCGTTGAGAAAATGACCGCTTTTGCTGAGGCTCATCCAGAGCTGATTTCCAATGTGGTCAAGGCTGCCGCGTCGGTCATTGCCTTCAAGGTGGCTGTGAATGGGCTCAAGTTCATTGGTCTCTTGGGGCGTGGTGGTGCGCTGTCCATGCTGTCGTTGGGGTTCAACACGGTTGGGCGGGCGGCCTTGGGCGCGCGGTTCGCTGCCGTTGAAAGCATCCGATACCAAGGGGCGCTTGCGGGCGCTGCTGGGAAACAGGTTGGAGTGTTCTCCCGTCTTCGTGCTGGCATCAAGGGTGTGGCTTTGGCTGTGCCTGGCATGGGGGCCGCATGGGGTGCTGTTACCGGCACGCTCGCGGCAGTCGGCGGTGCGATTGCTGGGATCACCGCTCCGGTGTGGGGGGGAATTGCCATCGCTGTGACCGCGGTTGCAGCTGCTGGGTATTACCTTTGGAAAAAGTGGGACTTGATCAAGGCAACCGTATTGGGTGTCGCTGATGGGGTGAAGGTTGGCCTTGGGCCTGCATTCGAAACCCTACGTCCTGTGATCAACCACCTGAGTGGCCCTGTCCGCGTCCTCGCTATGGGCTTTCGTGGCCTGAAAAGTGCCATCACTTGGTTGGCCGACAAGGCGAAGATCGGCCTGGCGGCGTTCGGTGAATGGCTTGGTGGTTTCTTCGAACGGGATATCCTGACTGACACCGACAAAGCCAATGTCAGAAACCGGACAGCGGAAATTGTCGCGGGCATCTTGAAGCCCATCGGCGAATTGCCTGCCAAGATGCTGACCAAGGGGCAGGAGATCATCCAAAGCCTGCTCGATGGCATGAAGGCAAAGGTCCTTGAACTGATCGAGTGGGTGAAGACCATTCCGGCGATGATCAAGTCCGCCATCGGCAACATTGATCTAGGCAGCGTGGTTTCCAGGCCGAAGTGGCTTTCTCGCGATTATTGGCGCGGTGATAGTGGATCACCTGTTGTGGAAGATGCCAAGGCGACCGGAGGCCGCATCCAGGTTGGCAAGCGCACGCTTGTCGGTGAGGAAGGTCCGGAGCTTGTTGAGTTTGGACGGGGAGGGTGGGTCAACACCGCCCGTCAGACCCGTGACATTCTCGACGGCATGGGAGGATCGGTCACACCTTCATCTCGCTTGTCGTCGGCTTCTACACCGGCCCCTTCTGGTGGTCCTGTATCCATTCACATCGAACAGATCGTGACGGCCGCACAAAACGGCGCCCAACTGGCGGATGAGCTGATGGGCGCCGTGAATGATGCAATCGCCGGACTTCACATCCAGACGGAGACCTAGATGCTGTACCACCTCGGGCCTTTGAAAATCGATGTGACCCCTTTCAACGTGGACGGGGTCACACGCAAATCTGCCACCGACTATGCAGCCAAGCCGATCCTTGGGAAGGAGCCACCGCTGGAATACGTCGGTGAGGGCACGACAACGATGCGCCTCAAAGGGTCCATCTTCCCGGAAGCGATTGGGGGAATGGACGAGCTGAACCTGTTGCAGTCCATGCGGGCCAGCGGAAAGCCACAGAACCTCCTGCGGGGTGACGGGGCGGTGTTGGGCTGGTTTGCGGTTCTCGATGTGACTGAGAAACACAGCCACCTGGGGACGAACGGCGTCGGCAACCGCATTGATGTGCAGATCAACCTGCAACGGGCAGGGCGCCCCAGTGCGTTCGGCCTGTTCAATATCATTGCGGGGCTCCTCTCATGACCGACACCATCGACCGTGTTCAGGTTCCGTCTGAGGGCCTGACGCTTTCCCGCTTTCTGTGGTCTTTGGATCAGTCGCCCACAGCGGGCCGGATCGAGCGTGTCTTGGAACTGAACCCCGGCCTTGGTGCTTCGGTGTACCTGCCTCATGGGGAGGTCATCCTAATCCCGCGCGTTAGCGAAGTTGTGTCGGATGAAGTCCAAGTCATCTCTTTGTGGGATTGAGCCATGAAAAATCAAGCGAGACTGGTGGTCGCCCTTGCTGGGGCGCCATTGGCGAACTCTGTGACCGCCATGATCGAACGGGTGACGATCACCGATAAGGCCGGCACCTCAACAGATGTCGCGACCATTGTGTTTGATGACGGCCAAGGTTTGTTGCAGATGCCGCCAATCGGCAGTTCAGCAAAGGTGCTGCTGGGTAAGCCGTTTCCAGCACCTCTGTTCTCCGGGACTGTTGAGAAGGTTCGCAGTTCCGGCGGGCGGGGTGGTACTCGCCTGACCGTCACCTGCAAGGGCATCGATGTTGCAAGCCAGGTGCGAGAACCACAGCGCCGCCACTTCGACGACATGACGGTTGAGCAGATCATCATCGCGGCTGGAAGCGCCGTGGGGGTGACAGATTTCCGCATCGCCGAGATCTACAAGACCATGGAACGCGACTATGAGGCCATGGACAGCGAGGATTTCATATCCTTCAGCCAGCGCCTCGCCAAAGAGGTTGGCGCCACCTTCAAGTTTCGGAACGACACGGCGGTCTTTGCCGTTCGCAACAGCGGTGAAACCCCCTCGGGCCAGCCAATGCCGACCGTATTGGCCGCGCGTGGGGTGAACCTGCACACCTGGGACGTGGCCCCAAGATCAAGCCGCCCCCGATACCGGGTCATCGAGGTTAGGTACTTTGACCAGAAGGCAGGCGAGTGGAAGAAGGTCACGCGCGAGGCTGAAATTGAGGGTGCCGGGGTGAAGGGTATTGGCACCTTTGAAGCCCCCAACGAGAAAGCCGCCGAGCATAAGGCCGATGCGCTCAAGGCCGAGATGGAACGCGATCAGGGCGAAGGGACTGTTTCGATGGAACTGACCCCATTCGCCCAGCCCGAGGGTGCCCTAGCACTCATTGGCGCGCGCCTGGGTATCGATGGCGGCTATCGCATCGACGGCGTCACACACACCTATCAGCGTTCAGGCGGTTCAACGACGAACGTTACCGTAAAGAGCAAGATTTTCTAAGGAGGCCGAAATGGCACAGCATGGTCCAGTCATCAGCCCTATGGGCGCGGTGACACAAATTACCAATTCAGACGTTGCAGCGATCACCTTTCAAAACAAGTCTGTTTGGGCCGTTTGGGTTGGTGCTTCGATCGATGAAAACGCACCGAACGTCGAAGAAATGTTCATTTACTTACCCACTCAGGGCGAAGCAAAAACTATGTCCGAACTGTTTCCAGGCATTCCGAATGCAAAGCGTGTCTTCACGTTCTGTGCCGAAGGCGATGCGGAGGTGATGGTCAGCCATGCATAGCCCGTTCACAGGCGGTGGTGCTTCGCCGTTTGGGCGGGGGCGCTCCCCCTTCATGCGTATCCTCGCCACCAAGCCCTTCGTCGCATGGGGTTTCGCAAACGCCACCATGTTTCAGGACACAGCGGGGTTGATCCCGGCTGGAATTGGCGACCCGGTCGCTCTGGTTCTTGATCCGCAGCGGACGCTTGGATCGGAACTGTGGGATCACACAAATGTTGATCTGCGCGGCGAGGCCGAAGCTCTCGGGGTAAACGATTATCGCGTGTTTAGCACTACGGGGGACTATGCGTCCGTCCGTATTCTTGGCGTGGCTTTGGAGATTGGGAAGCTGTATCAGGTTGATGTGACGGTGGGCGCAGGCCCCTCTGGTAGTGTGCGAGTAGGAATCACCGGACCTTACATCACCGAAGCAGGATCACACCGGGTCTACTATCATTGTGATAGTGTGTTGCCTGAGATAAAGCGGCTTGGTGGTGCGACGGACGTACATATCTCTAATGTATCTTTCCGCGAAGTCACTGGCCACCACCTGACCCAAGGCGTGAACGACGACTTTCGCCCGACTCGCGCGCTTGGTGGGCTGTGGTTTGACGGCATTGACGACTACCTGCGGACCGTTGGAAGCGTCGATCTGAGCCACGCCGACGAGATTACGGCCATGATCGCTTTGACCAAGGACAGCGATGCGGCAACCGGCTATCCGCTGGAGTTCAGCACTTCGTATTTTGGGAATGAAGGCAGCTTCCAGTTCAACGCGCCGCCGGGCGCAGCGCAGGCAAAATTCGGATTCGCAGTTCACGGGACGAACGATGTCGCCGTTTCGCAAACTGGACATGTCGCTCCTAAGACCGCCGTTCTGACGGGCATCTCGAAAATCAGCACTGACGTTTTGCGCTTTCAGGTGGACGACGTGGAGGTTTCCAACACGTCTGACCTGGGCACCGGGAGCTTTGGAAACTGGCCGTTGTTCGTTGGATGTCGAAATGGAACAAGCCGCTTCTTTTCTGGCACGATTGCGGGATTTGCGATTTTTGACACCGTATTGCCCGACACCACAGTCGAACAGAGCCGCTCAGCGTTTGCTGCCATGCAAGGGAGAACGATCTGATGCAACGCGTGACCGTTCGAGTGCCTGAGGCGCTTATCGAGGCTGCGAACCATGTCATGGTGGTGCTGGGTAAAGCAACAAGCCTGAACAGCTACCGTGCAGCCGGGTATCAAGGCGATGTTGGGGGCACCTACAGCCTGTCCTCGGGCCATTGGACCGCCGCGCAAATCGCCGGGGTCACCCAGCCGGAAGTTCTTGCGGGGGTCATCGCCACCAGCGGCCTTCCAGAGGGTGTCGACCCCGCACTGGTGATGCAAGCACAAGCTGCATTCGTCCTCGTCACAGACATGGCAGACCTAATCCCGGCTCACCTGGACCCCGACCGCATCGTTGCCGTTGTTACTGACGACCCGCACGCTGTTCTGGCGGTTTGGGGGATCACACCTATCCAAGGAGATGGACATGCTTGAACTCGCTTTGTTTGCCGCCGTTCTGGCGCAAGTCGCAGATGTTGTCAGCACAAACCGCGCCATTTCCCGAGGGGCAGTCGAGGCCAACCCGGTAATAGCCGCCATCATGGGACATTTCGGAAAAGCGTGGTGGGTTGTGAAACTTGCCTTTTCCGGTGGCGTTATCTTTTGGGCCTACCGGATCGACAGTGCAATTGCGCTGGTTGGGATGTCGGCCGCTATCGGTTTCGTCGCGTGGCGGAATTCAACGCTCCACCGATAACAGGCCGCACGCCTCCACAGATCACAATTGAAAGGGTCCGAGATGGACATGAAAACCTTGGCAGCTGACGCTGCCACTGCCGTTGCGACTGGTAAGAGCTATCTGGTTGCAGGGGTGCTGGGGCTCGGCCTCGAACAAGCAACGGGATACAGCGGGCCGGTCTGGATCGCGATGTTGATTGGTGCCTTTGTGATCCGCCAGCACCCTGACGGGGCCATGGGATTTCGCTCCATTAGCCGGGCCGTTTGGAAGGGTTGGACCGCTGTGGGTGTTGCTTGGGTCGGAACTGGGGCTGTGGCCGCCAAGTTCGGCATCACTGAGGAGCCGTTCATGGTCGCGATTGCGGCCCTGTTGGCGGGCATCAGCGAAACCATTCTCGAATACATCCGCCACCCTGAGAAGATCATCAGCCTTTGGGCTCAGATCAAGGGGGTGCGCAGTGCCAAATGATCCCGTCACATTCGCCCTTCGCATCCGATTGGTTGGCTTGCTGATCTGCGCGGCCATCGCCGCCTACCACGTGGTCACGAACCCTGACATCAAATTCAAACAGGAGGTGCGACATGAAACTGTCCGTTGAACAGCTGCACGCCATCACGGGACATTCTAAGTATGCGGGCCGGAAGGAGGCGCTGATTGGCGTTCTCGGCCGCGCCGCACAGGCAGAGGCCCGCATTGCTCGTCCGCATGATCTTGCCCAGCTGTTTGGGCAGGTGATGCACGAAAGTTTGAACCTACGCTACACGCATGAGGTCTGGGGACCCAGCCGGGCACAGCGCAGGTATGAAGGGCGCCGCGATCTTGGGAACACAATTGCTGGCGACGGATTTCGGATGCGGGGCCGCGATTACATTCAGATCACAGGCCGGGCGAATTACCGAGCACTGACCGGGTGGGCTCAAACCCGCTGGCCGGAAGCGCCGGACTTTGAAGCAACGCCTGATGCGCTGGCCGAGCCGGAATGGCTGGGGATGGGGGTGATCTGGTATTGGACATCTCGGGTGCCCCAGCGTTTCGTCGATGCTGGCAACATCGAGATGGTCACGCGTCGGGTCAATGGCGGCCTGAATGGATACGCCCACCGGCTGCAATGCTATGACCGCGCGGCCTTGGTCCTGCTCGGGTACGGACCGACCGAGGTTCGACAGTTCCAGCATGATCGCAGTTTGGCCGTGGATGGTGTTTCGGGCCCGGTCACGCGTGCGCGGATGCACAAAGCGCTCAAGGCATTGCCGCCTCTCAACGCTCAGAAGGAGCCAAGCCTGCGCAATGTGTTCCGGGGGTGGTGGGTATGATCTGGGGATCTCTCCTGAAATGGATAACTGGTGGCGCTCTGGACCGGGTTCTCGACACAGTTGACCGGAAGGTTCAGCAGGAAAGTGATCGAGAACGCCTCAAGGCAGACATCATCAAGGAGCACATGCGCACTCGGCCGGAGTTCATGCGGGCAGGGGGCTTCTGGCTGATGCTGCTGTTTGCGGTGCCTCTGGCCGGTTGGTTCGGGGCCGTCTGTGCCTATTCAGTGCTGTGGTGCGCGGATTGTGCCTATCCCCAGCCGTGGACCATTGCGGCCCTTCCGCCACCTCTCGATGCCTGGGCCGGGGCCATTGTCCTGAGCATCTTCGGCATTGCCGGTATTCAAAGGTTTCGCCGATGACGTTGACGATTGCGTTCTACAAAGGGCGCGCTGACGATCCGTGGGGCAGGGTAAAGGACTGGGCTATTCGAAAGGCGACGGGTGGGAAATACTCCCACGCCGAGTTGATCGAGGGGCGAGCTGATCTTGGGGCCCAGGCCCGGTGCTTGTCAGCATCCAGCCGTGACGGGGGTGTCCGCGAAAAGACGATCCACCTGACGCCCGGTCATTGGGACCTGGTGGAAATGCCGATCGATCCCACTGAGGCTGCGGGGTTCATCCGTCAGCGCATTGGCATGCGGTACGACTGGCGCGGGGTGTTCCTGTCCCAGGTACTGGCCTTCGGCGGGCACAACAAACGCCGGTGGTTCTGCTCTGAAATCATCGCGGCAGCCCTCGATATGGAGAGGCCCAATCGCATCTCGCCTCAGATGCTATTCGATATACTGGCTTACACGAGCCATTGA